TTACAACTGCGGACAAAGACCGCAAATTTTCAAAAGGTGGATCTACCATGGCTACAAAGAACAACGGTATTACCAAGGCTAAGATGGGCACAGTTCGTACTGCTGCTCCTAGCAAAGACGGCGTTGCCACAAAAGGCAAAACCAAAGGCACCATGATCTCCATGAAGGGTAGCACCCCTCTGGGCATGAAAAAAGGTGGCAAGGCCATGGCTTACGGCGGCAAGTGCTAAAACCATGATGGCGAGTCGCGGTATGGGGGATATTGCCCCCTCTAAAATGCCCACGGGCAAGCGCAAGGCTCGCCGTGATGACACCGACTTTACTCAGTATAAAGACGGTGGAAAGGTAAATGCTGCTGGCAATTACACAAAGCCCGGTCTTCGCAAGAAGATTGTGTCCCAAGTAAAAGCCGCAGCAACCCATGGCACTGGCGCAGGTCAGTGGTCAGCACGTAAAGCTCAGCTTGTTGCCAAGAAGTACAAGGCGGCTGGCGGGGGTTACCGAGATTGAAAGCGCCACAAAAATCCTTGAAGGATTGGGGCGACCAGAAATGGAGAACCAAGAGTGGTAAACCGTCTAGTAAAACTGGTGAGCGATACCTTCCAGAAGCTGCGATCAAGGCTCTCAGCCCTGCGGAGTACGCTGCAACTACCAAAGCAAAACGAGCCGGTAAAAAAGCCGGAAAACAATTCGTAGCGCAACCTAAAACGATTGCAAAGAAAACGGCAGGATTTAGATGACTACTTCAGGACTCACCTCGTTTAACCTCGACCTCAATGATATGGTCGAGGAAGCTTTTGAACGGGCGGGTTCTGAACTTCGCACGGGTTATGACCTGCGCACGGCACGTCGCTCATTGAACCTGTTGTTTGCAGATTGGGCAAACCGTGGCGTAAACATGTGGACGTTTGAGCAGAACACCATCACATTAGCGCAGGGGCAACCCACTTACGCACTGCCAGACGACACAGTTGACCTGCTTGACCACGTCATCCGCACAAACGCAAACGTGATGAACAATCAGGCGGATCTGACGATTACGCGTATTAGTGTTTCTACTTATGCCACTATCCCAAACAAGTTGATCCAAGGCCGTCCTATTCAGGTTTGGATTCAGCGTCTGAGCGGCAACTCAAACGTACTTGCTGGCACGGTCCAAGCAGGTATCACAGCAACCGATACAACCATTCCAATTACTTCGCTTGAAGGTGTGCCTACAGCAGGCTTCATTCGTATTGGCACTGAGTTGATTGCGTACAACGAGACAACCCCAGCAAGTGGTGCTACGCCCGCATACTTGCTCAACTGCGCTCGTGGACAAGACGGCACAACAGCCGCAGTTCACGCCACAAGCGCACCGATTACCTTGGTGCAAAAGAACAGCATCACTGTGTGGCCAACACCTAACGCAGGTACGACATACCAGTTTGTCTACTGGCGCATGCGCCGTATTCAAGACGCTGGTGGCGGTACTAAGACAATGGACGTGCCGTTCCGTTTTGTGCCCTGTTTGGCCGCTGGCCTTGCCTACTACATTGCTCTGAAAGTCCCTGAAGGACTTCAGCGTTTGGACGTGTTGAAACAGCAGTATGACGAGGCTTGGGATCGCGCGGCTGGCGAAGACCAAGAGAAGGCCGCCGTGAGGTTTGTGCCCCGTCAAATGTTCATTGGAAGCGGTACGTAAATGGGAAACCGGTTTGCGTCAGGCAAGAATGCGATCTCGATATGTGATCGCTGCGGCTTTCAATTTAAGCTGACTGAACTGCGCAAAGAAATTATCAAGACCAAGAACTACAATCTCTTGGTTTGTAAGACATGTTGGGATCCTGACCAGCCTCAGTTGCAGTTGGGCATGTACCCCGTGGATGACCCGCAAGGCTTGCGTGATCCACGTCCTGACACGAGCTATTACCAATCTGGCAACACAGGTTTACAGATTGCGCTGACGAACAGTACGGCCACAGATGCGGCAGGTTTGCCGTCTGAAGGTAGTAGGGTGTATCAGTGGGGCTGGAACCCTGTTGGTGGGGCAAGTAGTTTTGATGAAGCTTTGACGTTAAATTACTTGGTAGTTGGCGTAGAAGTTGGTACAGTAACGGTTGAAACGACATAAGGAGTCGAACATGGACAAGAAAGATTTAGCCCAAGACAAGAAGATGATTAAGGCTGCTGTTGGCAAGCATGAGAAAAACATGCACCCCGGCAAGACCCCAACCAAACTCAAAGCTGGCGGCAAGACAAACAGCGACATGCTTAAGTACGGTCGCAACATGGCTAAAGTAATGAACCAGCGCTCTGTTGGTCGTGGAGGTTAATTATGGCTACATACAAAACCCCTAAGTACACAGCCATGCAACCCGCTGGCGTGAGCGACAACAAGAAGTACATGCGCGAGGCTAACGTCTCTGTGGCCAACACCCACAGCAATGATTATCCCGGCGTGAAAACTTCCGGCATCAAGATTCGTGGCACAGGTTGCGCTACTAAAGGCGTGATGGCTCGCGGCCCGATGGCTTGAGGTTTACATGAATTACACTGCACTCAGCAACGCTATTCAGGCGTACACGGAGAACACGGAAGCAGATTTCGTGGCAAACATCCCTGTGTTCGTTACGCAGGCTGAGCAGCGTATTTACAACTCGGTTCAGTTCCCGTCTATTCGCAAGAATGTGACAGGTGTGGTGTCCACCACAAGCACGTATTTGTCCGCTCCTGATGACTATTTGGCCACGTATTCCTTGGCTGTGATTGATGCAGACGGCAACTACGAGTATCTGCTGAATAAAGACGTAAACTTTATTCGTCAAGCGTACCCAAGCCCCAGCGATACGGGCTTGCCTCGGTACTACGCTTTGTTTGGCCCGACAGTCAGCGGCAGCACAATCACTGACGAGTTGACGTTCATCCTCGGTCCCAAGCCCGATGCCAACTACACAGTTGAGTTGCACTATTACTACTACCCTGAGTCAATCACAGTAGCAGCGGATGGCCGTACATGGCTTGGTGACAACTTTGACTCTGTGTTGCTGTACGCTTCGCTTGTTGAGGCTTACACCTACATGAAGGGTGAGGCCGACATGATGCAGCTCTACAACCAGAAGTTCATGGAAGCGCTTGCGTTGGCCAAACGTCTGGGCGATGGTATGGAGCGTCAGGATGCCTATCGCTCTGGTCAGTTCCGTCAGAAAGTAACTTGATATGGCATTGACCCAAGGCGCAACAAACACATTCAAGGTTGGTCTGGCTTCAGGCGACTTTGACTTTACAGCGGATACGTTCAAAATTGCTTTGTACACAGGCAACGCAACGCTTGGCCCAGATACCACCGCATACACAACAACAGGCGAAGCCTCTGGCGGAAACTATGATGCAGGCGGGACTACGCTGACAGTCACACAAGTACCGACTCTGGGCAACCAGACAGGTTCAACTGCGGCGGCTTATTGGTCGTTTGCAAACGTGTCTTGGACAGGAGCGATAACCGCTCGCGGGGCGTTGATTTATAAAGACTTGGGCGGCGGTAGTACCGCGTCTGTTTGTGTGTTGGATTTTGGTTCCGACAAAACATCTGCCAACACTTTCGTTGTACAGTTTCCAACATCTGCCTACAATACGGCAATTCTTCGCATCGCATAAGGAAACAATACGTGGCAAAAATTATGATAGCTACCCCAATGTATGGAGGCATGTGCCTTGGGGAGTACGCCCGCTCTATGTTGAATGTAGCCCCTGTTCTTAACGCGGCAAATATTCAACACGCAGCGGCATTTGTTTATAACGATAGCTTGATTACTAGCGCCCGTAATAAGTTGGCAACTTTGTTTTTAAAAACCGATAGCACGCACCTGTTGTTCATTGACGCCGATATTGCTTTCGATGCAAAAGACATTGTGAGTATGGTGATAGCAAACAAAGGTGTCATCGCTGGCGTTTATCCCAAAAAACGGATGAATTGGGCGCGTGTTGAAATGGCAGTCAAAGCGGGTGTTCCAGCAGACCAGCTTGAGCACCACGCAGGTGATTTAGTTATTCGTTTGACTGAAGATGCGATGGAACGCGAAGTGCGCGTTACTGATCCAGTAGAAGTTTGGGGTGCTGGCACAGGGTTTATGTTGATCCAACGTGAGGTGCTTGAAGCACTTTATGACAAGGTTGACCATTATGAAGACGAAGATGGTAGCCCCTTGCATGAGTACTTCTTCTTGAAGAAAGACGAGAAGTTGAATAAGCAGTTGACCGAGGACTACGCATTTTGTGCCCTTTGCCGAGAGCATGGAATTAAAGTGTACGCAGCGCCGTGGGTGAAGTTGAGCCATACGGGTACGTACACATTCACCGGTTCAGTCATACCTACAAACATTTAAAGGAGCGATTATGGGTTTGGTTACGACTACTAAAGGCGAGATGGATGAATCTTTGCTTGAAAAACGCGTTGGTACCGTAGATAATGACCATGAATACACGGCGTGGGTCGAGTATTGGTTGGGTGAAGAACTCGTACACCGTTCTGTACATGTTCAATTGAAAAAAGGCCCTGCTTTTGCTGGTGCCGAAACAGCATCATTTGTTTAACGAAAGGAGCCAAAAATGGCCAATACACAATCCATGTGCACGTCGTTCATGAGCGAACTCATGACAGGTACGCACAACTTCGGAGTAGCCCCCATCCGTGCCGCATCAACTGCTGACACGTTTAAAGCTGCTTTGTATCTTGCTTCAGCAACAATTAATGCATCTACAACGGCGTACACTGCTACTGGTGAGGCAACCGGTACTAACTACACTGCTGGCGGTGTCGCTGTTACCAATGCCACGGTCCCCGCGTCTACGAATGCTTCCGCCACTGCTGGCGTAGCGTACTGGACGCCATCTGCCTCAATCACATACACCACTGTGACTTTGTCAACTGCGTTTGATACTGTGCTGCTTTACAACAACACCCAGTCAAACAAGGCCGTTAGCGTACACACCTTCGGTTCACAAACTGTGACTGCTGGCACGTTTACACTGACCATGCCTTCCAATACAACTACAGCTGCATTGCTGCGCTTGGCTACAACCTAATTTTTGATTGGTGGTAGCTTATGGCCACCGCATGGGGTGCAGTCACATGGGGACAGAACCCGTGGGGTGGTCAAGATGCCGTCCCTGCGGGTACTGCATGGGGCGCTGATACTTGGGGTTCTAACACGTGGGGTGGAGATCAAACTCCAGCTACGGGGGTATCTGCGTCTGGATCAGTCGGTTCGACGGGCCTTAATGTAACTGTTGCTCTTACGGGGGTCTCCGCGTCTGGTAACGCGGGTTCAGTCGGTAAAACCCGAACTAAAGCCCTTACAGGCAGATCTGCTACAGGTGCAGTTGGGTCTGTTGGTAAAACCCGAACTAAAGCTCTTACAGGCAGATCTGCTACAGGTGCAGTTGGGTCTGTTGGTAAAACCCGAACTAAAGCTCTTACAGGCAGATCTGCTACAGGTGCAGTTGGGTCTGTTGGTAAAACCCGAACTAAAGCTCTTACAGGCGTATCTGCTACAGGTGCAGTTGGGTCTGTTGGTAAAACCCGAACTAAAGCTCTTACAGGCGTATCTGCGTCTGGCTCGGTTGGTTCAGTTTCCTATACACGCGCACTTAGCGGGGTGTCAGCCGCTGGTGCAGTTGGCTCACTTGCTCGATCTCGTACGGTAGCTCTATCGGGCGTCCAAGCATCGGGTGCTGTTGGGAACGTTACTGAAACAAACAATCCTACTGAAAACGGTGTCGTAGCTACGGGCTCTGTTGGCACAGTCGGTAAATCTATCACGAAGGCCCTCACGGGCGTTTCTGCATCAGGTGCAGTTGGCAGTGTTTCTTACGCCCGACCACTAAGCGGCGTAGCTGCCACAGGCAGTGTTGGTTCTGTGTCGATGGGCGCACGCAGTGTGGCCCTCACGGGCGTATCCGCTTCTGGTGCGGTTGGTTCAGTTGGTAAGACTAGAACTAAAGCTATTACAGGCGTATCAGCTTCCGGCGCAGTGGGAAGCGTAACTGAAACCAACAACCGAACAGAAAATGGTGTCGTAGCTTCAGGTAACGTAGGTTCTGTTGCATCGTCTCGGACGGTGTCACTGAGCGGTGTTTCTGCAGCAGGGGCTGTAGGGAACGTATCGTTTGTTTACGGCGCTGGTATTTCAGGAGTCACGGCTACTGGCGCAGTTGGATCGTTGACCCGATCACGCACTGTTGCATTGTCAGGTGTAGCGGCTACTGGGGCAGTTGGTTCTGTATCCTACGCACGGGGTATTACAGGTGTTTCAGCTACCGGCGCTGTTGGCTCTGTGTCGATGGGCGCACGTACAGTGGCCCTTTCTGGGGTCCAAGCTTCTGGCGCTGTAGGAAACGTCACAGAAACAAATAACCCAACCGAAAATGGTGTCGTTGCTTCTGGTAGCGTTGGGTCTGTCACCCAGTCTCGCACGGTGGCACTTAGTGGTGTGTCGGCTACTGGTTCAGTTGGTAGCGTTTCGTATGCGCGGGGTATCACAGGCGTTAGTGCTTCTGGGGCAGCGGGGTCAGTAGCAGCTAATATTGCAAAGGCCATCACTGGCGTTCAGGCAAATGGTGCTGTTGGTACAGTGTCCATGGGTGCCCGTAGCGTTGCGCTTACTGGAGTATCGGCAAGTGGGGCTGTTGGTACGGTTTCCATGGGTGCCCGTAGCGTTGCGCTTACCGGTGTGGCTGCCGTTGGTAGTGTTGGCTCAATTGCTCAATCACGTACCGTTGCGTTGTCAGGTGTTCAGGCGACGGGCTCTGTGGGTTCAGTTGCCGTAGGCACTGTGAGTGTTGGTTTGGCAGGAGTGCAGGGCGCGGGCGCTGTTGGCAATGTCACAGAGACAAACAATCCCACAGAAAACGGTGTTGTCGGTGCAGGTCAAGTAGGCTCGGTTGGTAGCTCTCGCTCTGTTGCCTTGACTGGTGTACAGGCTTCCGGTGCTGTTGGCAATGTAACTAAAACCAATAACCCGACTGAAAACGGTGTCGTAGCTACGGGTAGTGCAGGAACGCTTACACAGTCTGTTGCTGTTGCTCTCACCGGCGTATCCGGTACGGGTTCAGTTGGGTCTGTTGGTAAGACTAGAACTAAAGCCCTCACAGGTGTTTCAGCTACCGGCGCTGTTGGCTCAGTTGGTAAAGTAACGGCGGTTGCCGAGAATGGCGTGTCCGCCTCCGGTGCTGTTGGTAGTGTGTCGTACACACGGGCTATTGCAGGTGTTCAGGCATCGGGCGCGGTTGGTAACGCCACATCTTCTGTATCCGTCGCCCTTACAGGCGTTCAGGCATCCGGCGCTGTTGGTGACGTTACAGAAACTAACAACCCAACCGAAAATGGTGTGGTAGCCATAGGCGCGGTGGGCACCGTTTCACGCAGCTTAACAGTTGGTTTGACAGGCGTGGCCGCATCGGGCGCTGTTGGCTCAGTCGCTCACAGTAAAGCGGTGGCGTTATCAGGAGTGGCGGCTTCTGCATCTGTTGGCTCCGTGTCGATGGGTGCACGCAGTGTGGCTCTTACTGGCGCAGCTGCTACGGGGAGAGTTGGCAATTTAGTTTCTGGCTTCTCTCAAGCATTGTCCGGTGTGGCAGCTTCCGGCGCTGTTGGAAATGTTACAAAGACCAATAACCCAACCGAAAATGGCGTCGTTGCTTCCGGTTCTGTTGGATCCGTTGGGCTGAATGTGACTGTTGCACTTAGCGGCGTTGGCGCATCAGGCGTGGTTGGCGATGTTGGTTTTGAGAAAGCAATGGGGTTGACCGGTGTTAGCAGTTCTGGTACTGTTGGCGCGGTGTCTGTAGGAGAGCGCCTTGTTGCTGTAACAGGCTGCCAAGCTATGGGCGAAGTTGCCAACTTCGGTGTTTTCTTCTGGTCTTTGATTGATGACAGCGAAGTAGCAGATTGGACAAACATAAACAATACACAGTCAGCTTCGTGGAGTAATATTAGTGACAACACTTCCGCAAACTGGCAGAATATAGGCAACGCACAAACAGCGGGTTGGCAAGGCGTGAACAGCTCACAATCTCCTGATTGGGAACTTGAGAATACAGATTAGGAACCATCATGACTACAGGCGCAACAGGACAACTAGGTTTAGCTCTACCAGTGCAGGGCGAGCTGTCCGGTACGTGGGGCAACACCGTTAACAACGGCATCACAGAATACACAAACATTGCCATTGCAGCAACACTGACGCTGACAAATGATGGCGCGGTGACTCTGGCTAACACCACGGGCGATGCGTCAGCTTCCAACATCACGTCCAGTCTTACAGGCGCGGGTACGGTTACAGCGCAGTTTGCAATTGTTAAAGTTACCGGTACGCTGACAACCGCTAAAGTTATTACTGGCCCAAGCTACAGTAAAAGCTACATCGTAGATAACACAACTGCTACATACGCCGTAACGTTCAAAGCCTCTGGTCAAACGGGCGTGTCAATTGTTGCGGGTGAAAAAGCCACTGTTTATTACAACGGCACAGACTACGTCAAGGTAGCTACAAGCACAGCGGGTTCTGGTACTGTTACTGCGGTTAGCGTCGCGTCATCTAACGGTTTTGCAGGTACCAGTTCAGGCGGTGCAACCCCTGCTCTGACACTTTCTACGAGCGTAACCGGAGTACTAAAGGGTAACGGCACTGCCATGAGCGCAGCTACTGCTGGAACTGACTATCTTGCACCCCCTTCTGGTACTGCCATCTTAAAGGCTAACTCAGGCGGCGCATTGGCAAACGCTACTGCTGGAACAGATTACGTAGCCCCCGGTACGGCAACAACTTTTACTGCTACGCAAACATTCAACGGCACATCGAGTACGCTCGCAAGCGTGTTGGCAAACTCGGCAGAGACAAATACTATTTCTGCGACGGCAGCTACAGGCACAATTAACTACGATGTGACAACACAGAGTGTGCTGTATTACACAAGCAACGCGTCTGCAAACTGGACGGTAAACTTCCGTGGTTCTTCTGGTACAAGCTTGAACACGCTCATGTCTACTGGACAAAGTGTGACGGTGGCGTTCTTGGTAACTCAAGGCTCAACAGCTTACTACAACAGCGCTGTGCAAGTTGACGGTTCCTCTGTGACACCAAAGTACCAAGGCGGTACGGCGTGGTCGGCAGGTAATGCCTCTGGCATTGACGCATACGTGTACACAATTATCAAAACTGGCAGTGCGGCATTTACTATTCTTGCCTCACAGACTCAGTTCAAATAAGGCGTAACCATGCCAGTAGTAAAAACAAAAGGCGCGGCATCGGCTCAAGGCTTTGGTGAGTTTGCCAAAACAGGTGTAGCCAACTACATCGAGGAAGTGTTCAGCACATGGCTTTACACGGGCACGGGGTCCGCACAAACGTTTACTAATGGAGTAAATCTTTCAGCCAATGGGGGGCTGGTCTGGGTTAAGAGTAGGTCGGTGACTGGTAATAACTGGACCCAAGATACAACTCGCGGTATTAACAGTGTGTTGTATACAAACCTAACAAACGCTGCGGGTAACCCTGCGGGCACGGCGGTAACAACATTTAATACTACCGGTTTTTCAATTGGCACAAACACAAACATCAACAATTCCGGAGACACCTATGTCTCATGGACATTTGCCGAGCGCCAAAAGTTCTTTGACATTGTGACTTATACGGGGAATGGTGGAACGCTTAGTGTGGATCAAGCGTTGGGGTCAAAGCCCGGATGCATCATGATTAAGAAAACAAGCAGTGCTGGTGACTGGCTTGTCTGCACGCGAAAGTCTGATGGGAACATATATGCGATGTATCTCAATACGACTGCTGGTCAGTTCTACGATGGCACGGAAGGTTCACTGTGGAATTCAACTTCTGTTTCTATCAACTGGATTAACAGTAATGTTGCCGCAGGGTTTAATGATTCTGGCGCTACATACGTTATGTACCTCTTCGCCCACAACGCAGGTGGCTTCGGTCTGACTGGCTCAGACAATGTGATTACGTGTGGGTCTTATACGGGCGGCACTTTTAATGGGGTTACATACGATGCAGTAACCACGACTTTGGGGTTTGAGCCTCAATGGCTGCTTATTAAAGAAGCTACAGGCACTAACGCTTGGTTTATATTTGACAATATGCGTGGGATTGCCACTGGCGGCAATGATCCGCGATTGAGCCCAAACAGTAGTAATCAAGAATTTAGCTCCAATTGGGTTGATCTAACATCAACAGGCTTTACCGCAACAGCATCAGACGGATCAAGCGGAATCAATAACGGCAGCAGCTACACCTACATCTACATCGCCATCCGCCGTGGCCCGATGAAAGTGCCTACAACTGGTACGAGCGTGTTTAGTCCAAACTCAACATCTGGAACTACGGGTACGCCGATTACTACTGGTTTTCCTGTTGATTGGCAGTTGCTTGGCATTAACGCAGGCAACGCGCTTAACCAACGATCAAGCACGCGCTTAACAGGTGTGAATACTAACGGATCGTCAAATAGCCAGTACCTTGCAACTTCAAGTACCAATGCAGAAGCCGCAACAGCTTCTGTGACTTTAAACTGGGGCAATACTGGATTCCAAGTTCCGTCGGTAAACAGTGGGAACCCAATCATTACTTGGAACTTTCAACGCGCCCCCGGCTTTTTTGATGGGGTTTGCTATACAGGGAACGGTTCTACGCAGAACCAATCCCACAACTTGGCAGCAGTACCTGAGTTGATGATTGTTAAAGCCAGAAGCCTAGACTTCAGAAGTTGGGCGGTTTATTTTGGCAATAACGGCACAGCAATGTCGTTAAACAACACTACCGCATCAAGATCGTTTGCTGGGTGGAACTACACAACACCCACAACTTCCTTATTTTCTCTTGGCGCTGACAGCGATGTAAATTCTTCTGGTTATACATACGTCGCCTACCTCTTTGCAACCTGCCCCGGTGTTTCCAAAGTTGGTTCATACACAGGCACTGCGGCATTACTGACTGTCAACTGTGGCTTTGCTGCGGGGGCTAGGTTTGTCCTCATCAAGCGCACTGACAGCACTGGTGATTGGTACGTCTATGACTCTGCCCGTGGCATTAGTTCTGGCAACGACCCATACTTGCTATTGAACAGCACAGCCGCAGAAACAACAGGCACAAACTACGTTGACACTGACACAACAGGCTTTAAAGTCACAGCCGCAGCACCTGCTGGGTTGAACGCCAACGGTGGCACATACATTTTCTTAGCGATTGCATAAGGACACATCATGGAAATTCGTTTACGTTCAACAGGTCAAGTCATGTACGAGGCAGAGTTCCGTGCATACCAACAAGCCAACGGCGGCCCTGTATGGAGCATTACTACTGAGGCAATCCTCGACGGCTTGGGCGCTGATGTAGTTTTTGAAGGCCCACAAGCTACGGACGGTACGGTCTATCAGTTCAGCCAACGTGCAGGCGTTGAGCAGGACGACCAAGGCCGTTGGTTTACAAAGTACATCCTTGGCCCCGTCTTCACAGATACCCCAGCTACGGACACAACCCCTGCTAAAACAGCCGCTGAAAACGAAGCGGAATACCAAGCAATGAAGGACGCTGAGCAAGCCAAAGCTGTACGCAGCCAACGCACCCAACTGCTCAAAGATTCTGACTGGACACAGATTGCTGACAGCACTGCAGACAAAACTGCATGGGCTACATACCGCCAAGCACTGCGTGACATTACAGCGCAAGCTGGTTTCCCTTGGACAGTTACTTGGCCTGACGCGCCTTAATCATGTGGGACTGGGCTGAAGCAATCATTGCCGCAGCCTGTGTAACCTGCTTTGTAGTAGCGGGTAGTTATCTTGTCATTATTTTCTGGCCATGATCGATCCTATCAGTGCGCTCGCCGGTATTCAGTCCGCAGTAAAACTGATTAAGCAGGCGTCGAAGACAGTCGATGATGTAGCCTCGCTCGGCCCTTTGCTGGGTAAGTATTTTGATGCCAAGTCCACCGCGTCCAAGGCTGTAGCGGAGTCCAAGAAAAAAGGCGGCTCCAGCATGGGCAACGCCATCCAGATTGAAATGGCACTGGATCAGGCCAAGACCTTTGAGGCTGACGTGCAGATGCTGTTCATGCAGGCTGGCAAGATTGATGTGTGGAATAGGATCAAAGCCCGCGCAGCCGCTGAGGATGTAGAAGCTGCACACAACGCCCGTAAGGAAAAGGAAGAAGCGGCTCGTAAGAAAAAGAAAGACCAAGAACAACTTGAGATGACGCTGCTCATCTCAGGCATCTGCCTTGTGTTGTTCTTTGTGTACGTTGGTATCTACGAGGCGATGGAACACTGCGCCAAAGTAAAGTGTGGTCGATGAATGAGTACCAGAAACATGCTGACATGGCGTTCAAAATCGTTGGTGCTTGGTGGGCGGCCAATCTGTTTCTGGACTTCTTGCGCATCTTGCCAACGTTTATTTCAGACCGAATTGTTAACGCACTGCTTGGAAGGCTTGGATTATGAGTGAAGAAAAACCAGCAGACGTTCTAAGTAAGGTGCTGTCCTATGTGGATAGCCCGTTCAAGTTGTTTGCGCTGATACTCATGGCGGTGTTTGCCTTCTCTGGGTATTTTGTTTGGCAGAACCAAGCGTTTTTGTTTGAAGCGTACAAAGAGAACAAGAAACTGCCAGCGATTGCAGAAGACCGTGCAGAAGATGTTGCGGCGCATTTGTTCAAGAACACCAATGCCGCAGTGGTGGCCATCTTTAAAGTAAACCCGCTATTTGGGACAAGGGTGCTGTACCGTGCGTATACCCGCGAAGGCAGGGATAAGACTCACGAAGGTTTAGATGTCGGGCTGTTTACGCAGAGTTCAGCGAACAATCGTGACGTGATTGCGCTCATGGCCAATGAGATACCTTGCAGTGAATACGCTGTGCCCCAGAGTGAGATTGGGCTTTGGTACATCGAAAAGGGAGTAACTTTCGGTTGCCGCGTAAGTGTGCCGCCAGAGCAAGGCAGGTTTGTTGGGCAGATCACGGTTGGGTGGGAGAAAGAACCCAAGGATGTAATCAAAGCTATGGGCATGATGCAGATTGCAAGCACTATGCTCAGTAAAAGCAAACAGTAAAGGACTACAAATGGCGCAGTTTGAACCGGCTTTTGAGCTAATGATTACGGATGAGGGTGGCTACATTCTTCACGACGTCGAAGGCGACACAGGCGGCATGACCTACGCGGGTATCGCCCGTAACAAAAACCCTCAGTGGCAGGGCTGGGCGCTTGTCGATAAGAAAGAGTTTGGCGGGTCTCTTACCGGCATGGTGCGTGAGTTCTACCGCACTGAGTTCTGGGACAAGATGCGCGGTAACGAGATCAACAACCAAGAGGTGGCCAACACCATCTTTAACTTTGGCGTAAATGCTGGCATGGGCATGGCTGTCAAGCTAGCTCAGATTGTGGTGGGCGCTACGCCAGACGGCGGCATTGGCGCTAAGACTGTGGAAAAACTCAACCAAGTTACGGACGGCAAGCAGTTTAAACAAACATACGCTTTGGCCAAGATTGCCCGCTACGTTGAGATTTGTAACAAAAACAAGACTCAATCCAAGTTCTTGCTGGGTTGGCTTAACCGAACATTGAAAGGTCTAGCATGAGCTTGCTGGCTGTAGGATCAATTATTGAAGCTGTCGGCAAGGTTGCAGGCGACCTGATTACGACCGACAAAGAAAAAATGCAGATGGAGATCGAGCAGCGTAAGCTTGATCTGGAAGAACGCAAGATTGACCAAGCAACAGACCTAGCGCAGATTGAAGTCAACAAGATTGAAGCCGCTTCGTCCAGCGTGTTTGTTTCCGGCTGGCGACCTGCCATTGGTTGGATTGGTGTGGCGGCTATGGCCTATCAGTTTCTGCTGTATCCGCTGTTCCAGTGGGGGTGGAAATGGGCGCAGGCAACGGGTTGGGTTCCAGCAGGATTAGAGCCTCCTCCAGTACTGGACGCAGACCAACTATGGGTGATATTATCAGGTATCTTGGGCATTGCCGGTATGCGTTCTTATGAGAAGAGCAAAGGCGTTGCCAGTAAATAAAAGGTAGCCCATGCCATTACAAAAAATCCTGTTTAAGCCGGGGGTCAACAAAGAAAACACCCGCTACACCACGGAAGGCGGGTGGTATGACTGCGACAAAATTCGTTTCCGTCAAGGCAACCCTGAGATTATTGGCGGCTGGCAACGCATCTCTTCTGAGACATACAACGGCACTTGCCGATCACTGTGGAACTGGACAACGCTGGGCAACCTCAACCTAGTTGGTGTCGGCACAAACACAAAGTTCTACATTCAAAACGGCGGTGCGTACTACGATGTCACGCCTATCCGCGTAACCACTACGCTTGGCACAGACCCTTTTACGGGTAACGGCACAACCACAGTTACAGTAACTGCCACAGCCCACGGCGCAACTACGGGTTCTTTTGTTACGTTCTCAGGAGTTACGGGCACGTACGCCACAGAGCTTAATGCAGAGTTTCAGATCACGGTAGTCAACGCTAACTCATACACCATCACAACAGCATCTGTGATTGCGGCGGGGGCCACGGGCGGCTCTGCCGTCGTAGCCGCGTACCAACTTAACGCCGGACCTTCTTACGCTGTACCTTTGACTGGCTGGAGCGCGGGTACTTGGGGCGAGGGTGTGTGGGGCACAGGCGGAACATCGACCTCTAATTTGCAGCTTTGGAGCCAAGTTAACTACGGCGAAGATTTAGTCTTTGGCCCCCGTGGTGGCGGGGTTTATTATTGGGATGCAACGAGCGGTGTGACGACTCGCGGTGTGTTGCTTAATTCTCTTGGCGGCACAGTATCATTTACAAATAGCGCTGTTACGCTCGTCCCAACGGTGGTGACTTCTACTGTACTTTATACAGAAGGCGCAGCGCTTAAATTCTCTGGTGGGTCTTTACCTACAGGTATTACTGCGGGCACTACGTATTACGTGTACAACGTCAACGGTTTGACGTTTAATTTGCTTGACGCCGCTGGCGCTGAAATATCCACAACATCTACGGGCACGGGTGCGGTGTCTACGATTGTTGATGTGCCGACTGTGCAAAACAGCATTACAGTGTCGGACTCCTCTAGGTTCATCATTGTGTTTGGCTGTAACGACTACGGCAGTGCAGTGCTTGACCCCATGTTGATTCGCTGGTCAGCGCAGGATGACCCATACAACTGGACGCCAGACCCTACTAACCAAGCAGGTTTTGTGCGGGTGTCTCACGGCTCTGAAATTGTGGCCACAGTCCAAACTCGTCAAGAGGTGTTGGTGTTTACCGACTCGGCTGTGTATTCGCTTCAATACCTTGGCCCCCCTTATGTTTGGGCACCACAACTTCTTGGCGACAACATCTCTATTGAAGGCCCCAACGCTGCCGTGATCGCTTCCGGTATTGTGTATTGGATGGGCGTGGACAAGTTCTACTCCTATGATGGCCGTGTGCAAACGCTTAACTGCGACTTGCGTCGCCACGTGTTTGGCGACTTTAACCAATCCCAAGCTGCGCAGGTGTTTGCAGGTACGAACGAGGGTTTCAATGAAGTCTGGTGGTTCTACTGCTCTGCCAACAGCAACACGATCGACCGCTACGTGGTGTATAACTACTTAGAGAAAATCTGGTACTACGGCACAAATTTGGGGCGCACAGCTTGGCTTGACTCTGGTTTGCTTGACTACCCCTTGGCGGCTACGTATAACAACAATTTGGTGTACCACGAGAATGGGTTGAACGACAATGAAACTGCCACAACCACAGCTATTGATGCCTACATTTCTTCCTCAGAGTTTGACATTGGCGACGGACACAATTTTGGTTTTGTGTGGCGCGTCCTTCCTGATTTGACCTTTGAGAACGCTGAGAACTCTCCCACAGGGGATACGCCTTCCGTAACCATGACGCTTTACGGCTTGGCAAATTCAGGCTCTGGCGTGACAAGCACAGCAGCCCAGCCCGTGGCTAAGAGCAGTACGTACGTGATTACCGAGCAGTTCACCGGCATGATCTTCACGCGCATGCGTGGTCGCCAGATGATCTTCAAGATTAGCTCCAACCAGATAAACACAGTCTGGCAGTTAGGCGCACCACGTATTGACATCCGTCCTGACGGCAGACGTTAATGACAACCAAAAACAGGATCATTACCCCTGCTCCACCCAACTTACCATTGGGCACGGACACGTACGAGCGCCGGTATCAGGATCAGTTTACGAACGTTTTGCGTCTGTACTTTAACCAGCTACAAAATGCGTTTGCGGAATTATTTGGCACAGATGGCGGTAAGTACATTGCGTTTCCCCATATTGCTGCTTCTGACGGGGCAATCCAGTACGCAACGGCAGCTAATACTCCAACCATAGTGCAGTGGAGTTCGTTGGATGCAGGCACAGGGTTCACGCTAAACGCAGACAACACAGCCACCGCGCAGGTTCCGGGTATTTATAAAATAACTTACAGCCTTCAGTTTGCCAACAACGACAACGCGGCGCATGATGCTATTGTTTGGCTGCGTATAGATGGTTCTAATTCCGTTAACGACGTGCCAAATTCAACGACAGTTTTTACTGTCCAACCGCGTAAAAGTGCGGGCATCCCAAACTATGTCTGCGGGTATTCCGAAGTTGTGTTTACTCTAAACACAGGGGATTCTGTCGGTTTGTGGTGGGGCACCGATCAAGCGGCCACATCCGGTGGTGCGACAGGTATCTACATGGACTACCAAGCAGCCCAAACAAGCCCCATGCCGTACCCCGCAGTTCCATCCGCAATCGGGTCAATAACATTTGTCTCGGCGCTACCAACATGATATTATCAAACAACCCCCATTTTGAGAGGCAAAAATGAGCCTGCATAAGTTTGCCGAACAGGTAGCCGCCAGCGGTCGCGGCGATGACTCTTTACTCGTACACATGACGCCGGACGAAGTCCGTAAGCTCCAGCAGTTTGCTGAGGCTAATGGCACGACGCTGACCATCAACCCTAATACGGGTTTACCCGAAGCTGGCCTGTTGTCTGACTTCTTCAAAGCGGTTGCTCCTATTGCACTTGGCGCGTTCTTAGGTCCCGCAGGTGTGGCGTTTGGCGGTCCCGGTTTATCTGCGGCTATGGCTGGTGTAGCTACAGGCGGAATTACAGCTTTAGCTACTGGCAGTCTGTCTCGCGGTCTCATGGCCGGATTGGGTGCGTATGGGGGCGCGGGGTTAGGAGCAGGTTTGGAGAGTGCTGGGTTGCAGGCTGAAGTCGCCGCAGGTTTGCCTACAGTCCCCGCAGAAGGTCTTGCACAGGCAGATATTCCTAATTACATCAAGAACGTTGAAGCTGCCCGAGGCGCTGCAATTGATAAGTTTGGTGGTATGTCGTTGGGGGATAAGCTGTCTTCCGGTATTGCCGCCGCTGCTGATAACCCTATGAACTTTGCCAAACAGAACTTTGGCAACATTGCCGCAGCCGCAGCTCCCATCATGGCAGGCGCTATGGTTCCTACAACAACCAAGCTGCCAGAAAACACTAATCCTGCGTATATTCGTCAGAAACTGTACGACCCCTACACGCAGACATTTAAATCCTTGGCGCCAGTCAAAGCCAGCGAGTGGGGTAGCCGCAACTTTTCTGACGCGTACACAAACCCACAGACAGGAGAAATGGCCACACTAGATGTGCGTAAACCTTCACCTATGGCTGATGGCGGTATTGTGGCTTTGGCTGATGGCGGTTCTGCAGCAGCGCAGTACGCGGCTACACATACGTTAGATGATACGAGCGGTATCGCAGGTACTGATTTTTATAAAAACATTGGTTACACAGCAGGCGCTTTGCCCGGCGATAAAGGCGGACTTGAAGGTCTGTACGCCAACACCAACTATGCGGCTCAAGGTTTACAGAGTCAAATTGACGCTGGGAAAATGACTAGCCAGCAAGCCCGCGAAGCTGCGTTGGCAGAAATGAACCGCGTTGGTATGAACGCGGATGACTTAAAAGCTGCTACAGGTAAAACATTGGCTGAGCTATTTCCAGACAGCAATACAGTTATCCCCGGCGGCGCACAGCTACCCACTGCAACTACCTATGACAACGGCGCGTTTGGTAACTACGGCTCCGGCCCTGCAACGGGGTTGGACTACAAAGGTGAGACTGTATCAATCGC